TATCTATGTATCCATCTTTGTAATGTAGATTTTTTACAATCAAAAATTTTACAGGTTTTTCTAATATTATCTTTATTTTTAAGCTAATATTTAACAGCAGAAATTTTATAATCTTCACTTTTATGTATCATTACTATAATAAAAATAGAAAAAACTAACTCAAAATTTGTCCCATTTTAATTCTTCAAGGGTGTAAATATAAAACCCGCAGTACTAGCTCTTTTTCCTGATAAAACTTGACTAATCAAGATACTTGAAGAAATATTGTGTTCTTTTTGTAAATATTCTTTTGCTTCAAATTGATAATTAAATGTTCCAATAAAAGTTCCCTCTTTTTTAAATACATCAAATGGTTTATTTTTACCTTTTCCATCTAGCAATTTTTTTCTTGCTTCTGGATTATCTTGAAAATATTTCTTCTTTATTTCTCTCATTTGTTGTCTTTCTTCTGGATTTTCAAAACGTTTTTTCTGACTTTCGCTAATTTTTTTTCTAAGTTCTGGATTTTCTTCCAAATTCTGTTTCACCGCTTCGCCAATTTTCTGTCTTGCTTCTGGGGTTTCAAAGCGTTTTTTCATTTTTTCACCATGTTCTTTTCCTGCTTCTGGGTTTTCTTCAAAATATTTTTTAAGAGATTCACTCTGTTTTTGTCTTGCTTCTGGGTTTTCAAAACGTTTTTTCATTTTTTCACCATGTTCTTTTCCTGCTTCTGGGTTTTCTTCAAAATATTTTTTCAACGATTCGCTAATTTGTTCTTTATCCTCTTCTGTAAATACATAACCAGTTGTTCCATCTCCACCAGAAGTCATATTATAACCATTTTCATTCATATAATAAGAATTGTATTCTATAATGTATCCAATTTCCTTTTCGCACAATTCTTCTAATGTATCTGATGTATCTATCTCTACGAGTTCAAAAGTATCTACCATGTCATATTTTCTTAATGCATTATACAGACATCTACTGTCGCCATTTTTTGCGCAACGTTTATGTTCTTTTCTTCGTTGTTTTAATGAAGTTGTTGTTAGCCCAATATAATGTTTTCCATTAGGGAAAACTATTTTGTAAATGGACCCGCAAGTCATGTTATTAGTTAATCTCTAGTTTTTAAATTCATTTTTAACACCTTTTCTCATGTAAAAAACCCATTAATTAAATAGTTTTTTATTAATTCACTAACTTCAAACCAATGATTTTTAAAATCATAAGAAATATATTCAATTATATCGCTTTCTCTTTTTCTTTCATTCCAACAAAAATAAACAATTTTAATATTATTATTAAGTGGATAAATTAAATCATATATTTTTAATAAATATTCAGTAGCATCTATACCATATTCAATTTCATCTAAATGATAATTCAAATAAGAATTTGCTGCGTCAGCGTATAAAAATAATATATTTTCATCTGTTTTTATGTCTCTCAATAATCTTTCTAATCTTATTTTTAATTTATTTTTGTAGTCATTATTGATTGTAAAATGAGTGTTGCCTAATCCACTATTCTCATTCATTTGACATTCTGTAATATTATCAACAGATACATAGTGTTCATTGCCAAGATATCTGTAATATGTGTATCCAGTTGTCATATATTCTAATGCATTTTCAATACCATCATTTATTAGAATATTTAATATATTATATGTTGTTTCACTTGGACACCATAACCAATCAAAAGGATAAGAATATTCACGCAAATTTGCTCTTTTAATTCCTTCGGGGACAGAACATTGCAATCCTAATGGGATAACTTTCATTTATATTTTTTTTAGAAAAAAATATCACAAAAATGCTTATTTTAGAATTTGTTCAAATCCTAAATTTTATAATATAATAATTTTATATATTATGTCATTTTGTGTTTCAAAAATTAATAGCAAATTAATTTTTAAAGATTTAGGTGGATATGAAACGCGAAATCCTTCAACATTTTGGTGTATTCAAAAAGCAGATGAAAAATATAATTGGAATGATTTTAATGAAATTGTAATACACACAGGAGATTATGAAGAAAATAAAAATAATTATACTTATAGCAAAAATGATAGTTACAATAATTTAGTTCCCGATTTTAACTTTCATTCCTGGCCACAAGTGGGTATAGATGACTATGAAAAAACTGTTAAAGAAATAAATAATGCTGGATTAAATAATTATGAAATAAATAAAGTTGGTTGGATAGGAAATAAAAATACAAATAATATGAGAGAAAAATTAATAGAAATCGGCAATAAAAATAAAGAGTTATTTGATATTTTTGAGATGAATTGGATAAATTCGGGGAATATGCGTCTTAATAGTAGTAAATATATATCCACACCGGAATTAGTAGAAAAATATTCCATTTTAATTGACATTGAAGGGGTCGGATATTCTGGAAGACTTAAATTTTTACTTTGGTCGCATAGACCTTTATTACTTGTAGATAGACCACATAAAGAATTTTTCTTTGAATTTTTAAAAGAGTGGGAACATTATATTCCTGTAAAAAGAGACCTATCTGATTTGATTGAAAAAACTAAATGGTGCTTAGATAATTATGATAAAGCATTAATAATTTCTGAAAATGCTTTTAACTTTAGTAAATTATATTTAACTCGCGACGCTTGTTATGATAAATGGAATAGTATAATATGCAATCGTAATTTATAAAACGGGAATTTTAGATGAGAAAATGTGTAAAAGTGTAAAACCAACAAAAATAAATTTATATTTAGAATCGCAATGATTTAAATATAAACACTCATGTATCATTATTGGAAATGCAATTGCTTTCTGTATTGTTCTTGTTATTCCACGCAATAATGACGCACTCGTTACGCACAACCAGGCTTTACATGAAGGTTCCCGACAACGTTTTAAGGAACAAGTATCTTTACGGCGAAGTTCCATACAATTCTCTCATTAAAAACATTGAATCTCATAAGGTAAAGAACCTGTATTTCACTGAGAGAATGGATTCAGTCATCGCGGAAGACACAGAACAACATGCAATTTCCGCGGAGGATTTTACCATAACGAGAATAACCCCATTAGTAACGAATGGGTTGGTTGATTTGTCGGTAAAAAATGACGTGAACACTGTTTTCGCTCAACCGCCCCAACCGAACGTCTATCAACAAATGGCTGGTAATATTTTAAATGGCGCAGAAATGTTTCTTTTCCCAGGTCTGATAATAGCGTCACTAGTTAGTTTTTTCAGAGTAAATCGTCAAATGAGAAACCCTGCGTCATTATTAGGTGGAGGTGATTTCCAAAGCGACTTAGACAATGAGAAGGATAAGATTAATATGCAAACGGCCAACATTTCTCTCAGTAGTTTTGCCGGAAGCCCTGAAATATTCCAAGAATGTGTTGAAGTTGTTTCTTATTTGAAGAATAGCACCATCTACGAAAAGGCCGGCGCAGAAATCCCCAAAGGCATTTTACTAGAAGGTTTGCCTGGAACTGGGAAAACCCTATTAGCCAAGGCAATTGCGAGCGAAGCCGAAGCCAGTTTTATTTCAATTGCTGCGAGCGAGTTTGTTGAGATATTTGTGGGTATGGGTGCTTCAAAAATCCGTAATCTCTTCAACACTGCAAGAGAAAATAAACCGTGTATTATTTTTATTGACGAGATTGACGCGGTTGGCAGGCAACGCGGCGCCGGAGTAAATATGGCCAACGACGAGCGCGAACAGACGTTGAATCAACTTCTGGCCGAGATGGACGGGTTCGCAAATAATGAAGGCATTCTCGTTTTGGCTGCCACAAATCGCCGAGATGTTTTAGACGCAGCGCTTCTTAGACCTGGTCGTTTTGATAGGATTATCAATGTTCCACTTCCAGACATTGAATCGCGTGTGAAAATTTTGAAGGTGCATACTAAGAACAAGATTCTTGCAAATTCAGTTAATTTAAACCTGATCGCCGAGCTTACTAGCGGATTTTCTGGCGCTCAACTCAAGAATCTTATGAATGAGGCTGCCATATTATCCGCGAGAAATGGCGGCATCGTTATTACCGAAAAGTTTGTCTTGGAGGCGTTGGACAAATTATTAGTTGGAATTGTGAAGAAGGTTGACACGCGCGACGAAGACGCCCGCCGCCGCGTCGCCATTCACGAAGCTGGCCACGCATTACTCGCCGCGATATATAATAATTATTTTGACTTAAAGAAAGTCAGCATACAAAGCACGTATAATGGGGCCGGAGGTTACACGGTGTTCAATGAATACAGAAACGTCAGCGAAAGCGGTCTTTACACCAAAGATCTCTTATATAAGAGACTTATAATTGGCATGGGTGGAAAAGCGGCGGAAAATATTTTTTACGGGGATGAGCACGTTTCCGTGGGGGCTGTTCAGGATTTAAAACAGACCAACTCCTTGGCACACCGCATGATTGGAAACTACGGCATGGGGTTGAAATTGGAGACGTTCTACAATGAAGACGTTGATAATGAGAGAAACCCGTTTTTAGGTCGTTCTTTATCCATGGGAGCCAAATATTCCGAAAAAACAAAGGACATCTTTGATAAGGAGGTTTCTCAATTAGTAAGAGGTGCTTACGAAGAAGCGAAAACAATTTTGACAGAAAACAAGGAATTAATGGACGTAATAATTCAAAAATTATTAGAAAATAGTATCCTACTTGGAAATGATGTTAATCAAATTATTAATAATACGCGCATAAAAATTAATTAATGCAAAATTTTTGGGTTGATTTACAGAAAAATTGAAAATCATTTTTCTCTCCTCTATTGGAATCAATGAACCCAAAATTAACAATGAATCAAACAACTGTTGAAGAGGCTATGATATATGCAGAATCTCTAAAAGGAATACCATTTAGGTGGTATGTCAATGGAGAATTGCAAACATTTACTGGAGACAACGCATTTTGGTGTGAGAATTCTCCCCCACCATCTGCGGCAGAAATCATTGAAAAAGATAAATATATTGTTTGCACTGGATTGCCGAACTTGCTGCGCAGGGTCTGTGGACTAACTATTCCTGGTCTGGGTCCCAGAATACGCGGAAAATATGGCGATGTATATAAAAAATTTCCTGGCGGAACTACTGCATGGTTTGCTTATTTGTATCAAACCAAACGAGCCAAAAAATTTGACATAAATGCTCGCTACCCAAGAGGCACACTTCTAATGGCTCGTTACAAGGCCAAAGATAACGGTGAAAAAGATCAAGGGCATATCGCTGTGGTATATGACGATGTGGAGGAAACAAAAACAATAAAAGATCAATTAATTATTCATTCTACGCCCACAATTGATTACAAAAAACGCGACAGTTGCAAGGATCATGGGAGCGTCAAGATTGAGTCATTCAACATATCAAATGAACTGTTCAAGTGGGACAAGATTAGCTACTACAAGTGGGTATGTTTGCCCGAGGATTGGTTGCTTTTAGATTAACAATTTCAAAACAGATATTTGCGTTATAATTTAACATTTTTAAAATGTGTATATGCATAATGGAAGACCTTGACTCAATTTTTAATAAATATAACACTGATAAAAATACATATTTCCACAATTATACAAGACAATATAATGCATTATTACACAACTTTAGAGACAAACCAATAAAATATTTAGAAATCGGCGTTTTTAATGGAGGTAGTGTAAAAGCATTTAGAGAAACATTTAAAAATAGCACATGCATTTTAGGATTGGATATTAACAACAATTGTAAAATTTTTGAAGATGTTGAAAATAATATATTTATAGAAATCGGAGATGCTACAGACGCTAATTTTATACAATCAATTACTAAAAAATATGGAACATTTGATGTTATTTTAGATGACGGATCTCATACAAATAAAGATGTAATAAAATCGTTTGAATTGTTATTTCCATTATTGAATGATAATGGATTATATATTGTTGAAGATACTATATGTTACAAATCAAATGATTATATAGTTCAAAATTATGACAATCATTTGCAATATTTCTTTAAATATACTCAATACTTAAATCAATGGCGGTATGATTCAACAGAAGGCGTAAAAGACCACTGTGTAGATCCTTTTAAAATTAAAAAAAAAACAGAGAACGTATTTGAATATTCTATAGATAAAATAGAATATGGTTGTTCTTATGTTGCTATTTATAAAAAAATTAGAACGCATTGGATTAAATAGTATGCGTTTCAAATGTATAAAAGTGTAAAAACAATTTAAACAAAAAATATATCGTATTGTATAATGCACGACCAAGCGAAAGAATTTACTGTGTTTGTCAAACAAATACTTGGTGATTTTTTTATTAATAAACGAGTTTTAGATGTTGGTTCAGGAGATATTAACGGAAACAATCGTTTTTTATTTGAAAATTGTGAATATCATGGTAATGACGTGATTCAAGCAAATAATGTCACAATTGTGTCAAAAACTAAAGATTTGCCTTTTACAGATAACACTTTTGATACCATTATATCTACGGAATGTTTTGAACATGACCCAGAATACAAAGAGTCGCTTATTAAAATTTATAACATGTTAAAACCAGATGGATTATTTTGTTTCACTTGCGCGTCAACTGATAGATTGGAACATGGAACAAGAAGAACATCGCCGTGTTGTTCTTATGGAACAATTGGTAATTTACCTGACATGTCAGATTATTATAAAAATCTTACTGAAATAGATATAAATGAAGGCTTAAATTTAAACGAATTATTTTCAGTCTGGGACACATATTATAACACCGAATCAAAGGATTTATATTTTTTGGGAATAAAAAAAGGTGCGGCCAATTTTAATTCTTTAGAAAAATATGCAAATAGTGGAGTTGTAAACACTTCATCAAATGTCGGCGTTTGAAATGCTAAAGATTAAACCATTCAATACTTGTTGAGTAAAATTATTTGTAACCTTTTCTAATGTTTGTATATGAACTCTGTGGATTTAGATATAAACAATTATAACTTAGAAGACATTCTCTCATTATTCAAAATCCAGGCAAATTTTGATGAACAAGATATGAAAAGAGCGAAACAAATTGTCTTGAAAACTCATCCAGATAAATCAAAACTACCAGCGGAATATTTCCTTTTTTATTCAAAAGCATACAAGATGTTGTATTCAGTTTGGGATTTTAGAAAACGCGGCGACGTAGATAGTAAAAATCCTAAAAATACGGAATATTCAAACTACACCGACGAGGATAAGACTGTTTTGCTTGACCAATTCTTTGAATCTAATGAAAAATTCAAGAAGAGCACCAACTTTAATAGTTGGTTCAACGAACAATTTGAGAGAAACAAGTTATCCAATGAATCGGAAGAAAAGGGATACGGAGATTGGCTTAAAAACGACGACCCTGAAGACGATCCCCCGGCAAAAAACGTTTCCATGGCAACAATGAAGCAGGAGTTTGATAGGAAAAAGGAACAAGCTCGTTCTCTCATTGTAAGAGAAGATGTTCAGGAAATATGGTCAAACAATTCCATATCGGCGACTGAATTATCCAATGACGCTCCTGGAACTTACGACTCTGGATTATTTAGCGGTCTTGGGTTTCAGGATTTATATAAAGCTCACACGGAAACGGTTATTCCAGTTACTGAAGAAGATTATGAACAGAAGCAAAAGTTTGGCAGTGTAAATGAGTATATGAGTTATAGAAACAATCAAGACACAAAACCTCTCTCGGAACAACAAGCTCAGCAATATTTAAAACAGAGAAACGACAAAGACGAGGAAAAGGCGATTAGACGGGCTTATGAATTAGCAAAACAAACAGAATTAGCAAAACAGAAAAACCAAGAGTTCTGGAGCGGATTACAATTGTTGAAGAACAAATAAATAGAAGTGCTAATGTGAAATAAAATATATAATAATATTATATATGCCTTTTAAGATTAAAAACTATTTGAATTACATTTACGCCATAATTGTTTTGATGATTGTATGGTTTTTGTATAATAGATATGAAGAGAAACGCGCGAGAGAAGAAAACCCTGAAAACTACGACGCCCTCCAAAAATATTTATTAAACGATGCGTCTTTAGCCGATGAAAAAAAACCTATTTTGTGGATTCCAGTTACTTATGAATACAACGCTAGAAATTGGCTAAGTTTTGGGTCTCGTAGTTCTTTTGAATTGAATCAGCCATATATGTATTTAACGGTTAAAAGCATAATAAATCAATGCGACGAGTCATTTCGCATTTGTTTGATAGACGATGATTCATTCGCGAAATTAATTCCAGGGTTTCACGTAAATATGAAAGCAATAGCTAGCCCAGTTGTAGATTATATGCGTTCTCTCGCGATGGCGAAATTGTTATACATTTACGGCGGCATGGTTGTTCCTCCTTCATTTTTGTGCATGCGCGATCTAATTGAGTTGTATAACATGGGAACGAGCGACGGAAAGATGTTTGTGTGCGAAACCGTGGATAGAAATATTACGTCAACGACTCACGAATTTTACGCGGATACCAGTTTTATGGGAGCCGAAAAGGAGTGCCCAGTTGTTAAAGAACTTATAGATTTTATCCAACGCACGGTTTCATCCGATTACACTACCCAATCTGAATTTTTGGGCGAATTCAATCGCTGGTGCAATTCGCGAGCTCAAAAGGGTCAAATCAAACTTATCCCTGGAAAACTTATTGGAACAAAGACGATGGATGACACCACAATATTAGTTGACAATCTTTTGTCAAATGAATACATAGATTTATATCCTCAGGCTTATGGCATTTATATTCCTGCGAAGGAAATTTTGAATAGAAGACACTATGAGTGGTTTGCGAGATTATCCACCAAACAAGTTCTTGAGTCAAACGTTATTATCTGCAAATACATTTTATTAGCTAGCGCACCCGATTCAAAGAAGGGAACAATTGAGCCCATGGAAAATAAGCCCACAAAATGGATCGGATATTGGCAAGTTCCATCTGGGTTTGGATTGTGGGGGCTTAAACCAACGCCATTTGCGACGCATTTAATAAGAAAAGACACTGATCCCAAGCCTTAAACAAAAACAAAGAAAAAGAAAATAAAACAAAGAAAAACAAAAAAAACAAAACAAAACAAAACAAAACAAAACAAAACAAAACAAAACAAAAAAACAAAACAAAGAAAAATATAAAAAAATTGAAATGCTTTTTTATATTTTTATCAAATCCAAAAATCAATCAACACACATTAAATATGCAAGAAGTTCCCAGAGAGAATTTGGTTCCAGGTAAGGAGTATTATATAGAAAATCCTATTTATCGTCTAAAAAGGATTGCGAAATTTGATAAATTACTAATATACGATGGGGGTTCCAAGTGGTGGGCATGTTTTAATAATGTAAGGGAAATAAAATACAAAAATTATCCGACCCATGGTTATTCCAATGGTATTATGGGTTATAATTGTAAATTCTATGAAATTGTTAGCCGTGAAGTTCAAAAAAACATGGAGAACCGAGCTTATAATAGGGTATTGTTAGACCTTGTTAAGGATGAGTATTTTAAACCCGTTGAAGTTATCTAATCATACCATAATAAAAATAAAAAAAATTGAAATGCTTTTTTATATTTTTTTTATTGAAATCCAAAATCAATTCATTAAAGATGCAAGAAGTAGAACGAGAGAATTTGGTTCCTGGAAAGGAGTATTATTTGCAATGCTTTTGTCGTGGTTGCGTACCCCCAAATAAGCCATATATAATGATTGCGAAATTTGAAAAATTAGAAAAGCCCGAGTCCACACACACGAACCCTGATTTCAAATGGGTTTGTGTTACTAATTTCAGAAAACCTGAAGAGATTAATGACAAGACAATCGGTCGTTGCTTGCAGCTGGATTGTCGTTGGTGGTTCTATGAAATCCCGCAACAAAATGAACTCAAATGTTTAATATTTACGAAATCAACGCGTTTAACTATTCTGTTAGATAGATATCCTCTTTCCAACATGGAAACTTTCTTCCAGGATTTTACTGTAGAACAATTGGATAAAATATATAGATATGGCTGCATTTCTAAAATGTTAGTATGGTGTAGCAAAGGATATGCAATGAATGTAATACAACCAATAATATTTGAATTAACACAACTTCCAGAACATATTATTATCAGAGAACTTACTAGTTATTGTTGGCCAAAAGGCGGATATAACAATTACTGGCAAAATAACAATACACAACCATCAAAAGAGGAGTATATTCGTAGTATTTCTGAATTCTGTAGAAACGTGCTTAAATATTCGCAAAACAATCAAGTATCCGATAAAACGGCAGCTCTATTCCTTTGCGAAGACTTGATTAAACCCCATAATGAAAATTTTATATACTTTTGTGAAAAGTTAGTGCATGATGTTATTGTGGGTTCTTTGATTATGCGTAATTCCTATCCATTTTCTGGGTAAAAAATTGAAATCTTTTATATTATATTATTTTATTTTAAAAACCAATCAACGCCATGCAAGAAATTCCTAGAGAGAATTTGGTTCCAGGCAAAGAGTATTATTTACAAAATTTTGAAAAGACGCATCAACCTCCACGAAAGCCGTATAAAATGATCGCAAAATTTGAAAAACTAACACCATCTTCTGGTTTCAACAATTATTTCAACTGGGCGTGTTTTACCAATTTCAGAAATATTAAACGTGCAGCTGATCCGACTTATATTCGCGACGTAGTGTTGAATCTTAATTGGAAATTCTATGAAATTTCTAGCCATGAAGTTCAAAAAAACATAGAAAAACGAGCCTATAATATGATTTTACAACAAATTGTTAAGGATGAGTATTTTACTCCGGTAGATGTTTTATAGTAATAAAAAATTGATTTAATTTTTGAGTTTTTTGATAAAACTAACAAACCCGATAAAACCAATAAAACATAAATCAAGGTCACAATAAAAAATGGAAGATTTTGTCAGACGATTACCAGAGGAAATTGAGGATAAAACCCGCGACTATGTGCTATCAGATTCAGTGAAACTCGCGCTTGCGCTTGATAAGCACCCGCTAACCAATGAATTATTCGCGGGTTTTACTAAAAAACAACTGGGCAAAGTGTATAGATTTGCTTGCCTAGACCATATTTTGCCATGTTGGTTTTCTGGATATAACACCCCCCGCACAATACTGGAAAAAGTTTGGAGGTTGTTTCCAGAAAACGATCAAGGTGATCCATTGGTCTTCGCTGAACAATGTATACCCAATCCCGAAATAAATGAATATTGGCAGTATGGTAAAAAAATAGTTGAGCCAACCAATCAAATGTACATTGACGACATCGTAAAGTTTTGCAATCATATAATGGAATTCCCACGCCTATATAAAAACAAGCGTCTTCAGAATTATTGCGATAAGATAGTCTACCAAATGATTATTTGCGTTCTTATTATTCGTGGGAAAAATAATACTAGTTTGATTTAGACCGGGTTCAAATAAACGTAATAAATAATGTTATAGTTTGATTTGTCGTATTTTATTTGAGACGTATAAGTGATTTTATTGAAATTGCAAATTTGACGTAGAACGGTTGTAAATGTATTATAAGCGAGTTTGCGTTCCAAATATTTTTGCTTTGACAAATGATAAAATGGTTTGCACTTCTCTAAAAATTCGCTAATTGAATTTGAAAACATTCCCTTCTTGTATGCGTCATTATTAACGATGTAATATTTTTCAGTTTTGCTGCATATGCCGTTCAATAGTTCAAACAGCATCTCATTTGGGAATGGTTTTTTAAATGTCTGGTTTGACATTTTTATTGTGTATATTAAACACCAATACAAAAATAAAAACTAAAACCGAAATAAAACCCGAAATAAAACCGAAATAAAACCCGAAATAAAACCCAAAACTAATTTGAGAAATTAGAAATCAGGTTATTGGTGAATACAGCCAATTCTATTTCGTCTTCGTGAATATTATGGAATATTGTGATGTATTTGCAAATTAAAGGAACAATCATATATTTTTCATCTTCTGTTAAAATGGTCGTCGTTTTTATGAATAAAAAGTAGTTATCCAATATGTCCATGACGGAATAACCCTTGTCATAAATGGAATAAATTATATTGATGGCGCCGACCAAATTCCGTTGTTTCAAGCATTCGGTGTATTTATGAAATGAAAAAAAGCTTATATTCGTACATACATTGTTCACTAATTCAAACGTTATAGGCATGTTCAACAACTTGAATTTTTCCATGTAATTAATGAGTATTTTTACAGTATTCGTGCAAATGTCTAATATGAAGTTTTCAGCGTCTTCGCTTATATCTATGTTTTCAGCAATCTTTATTTTATTCATAATTTTTGCCAAGTTATTTCTTTGCAAAGGCTTAATCTTAATGATAGTAAAACGCGATTGAAGGCTTTCAATAACCTTTTGTATGTTGCTGCAAGACGAAATAAAATGCACATTATGACTAAACTTATCTATGCAATTTCTAAAAACCTGTTGGCTCTGTTCATTAATTAGATCAATGTCGTCCAAAATAACTATTTTCTTTTTGTGTTTGACTATGGAACACGTCTGACAAAAAGTCTTCACGTCATTTCGGTAATAATTAATACCCTGTTCCTTCAGACTATTTATATGAAGAACATTATCCGCATATTGTTTGTCAGTTAACCCCGCATAATACTCTCTTATAAGCGCATTTAAAATAGATGTTTTGCCGCAACCCATGTCGCCTATAAAAAGAATATTCAGGCTATCCATTTTAATAAGCGTATTCAATATTTGAACCATTTCTTCATCAACTTCAAAATCCTTGAAGTAAAGTGGTTGATATTTGTTAATAAATAGGTTGTGCTCCATAATAAATATATTCGTAAATTATTATTTAAGTTTATCTCAAATAATAATAATAAAAAATGTCCATGGAAGATTACTACCAAACGTTGGGTGTTTCTGAAACTGCGAGTTCAGATGAAATTAAAAAGGCTTATAGGTCTCTCTCTCTCAAGTACCATCCGGATAGAACCCAAGGAGATGTGGAGAAGGCGAATATATTTAAAAATGTGAACGCCGCTTATGAGATATTAAGCGACAATGAAAAAAGGCGCGAATATGACATGTCAAGAAAGAATCCTTTTATGAGAATGAATAGCTTTGGTGGAAACGGAGACCCGAATGTAAATATGAATAATATATTTGAGAGCATGTTTTTTGGCGGAATGCCCGGGATGTTCCCTGGAATGCATGGTGGTGTATTCCCGGGTGGATTTCCGGCTGGCCAAAATGTGCGAGTTTTTGTCAATGGAATGCCAGTGAATATGTCGCAAGGCGTGGAAAAACCGGCGCCCATTGTTAAAACGATTCAAATCAGCATGGAGACTGTTTTAAATGGAGGAAAAATCCCGATTGATATTGATAGATGGGTTTTAGAGAATGGCACCAAGGTTTTTGAAAATGTAAAGGTTTATGTTGATGTATTTAAAGGGATAGACAACAATGAAGTCCTTGTTTTGAAAGAGCAGGGAAATAAGGTAAATGATACATGCAAAGGAGACGTGAATGTTTTTATAAACATTGCGAATGATACGTGTTTTACTAGGCGGGGATTGGATTTGATAATGAAGAAGGAAATTTCTCTCAAGGAGTCTCTTTGTGGGTTCAGTTTTGAGATAAAGTATGTGAACGGAAAGTCATATACCATAAATAATGCTGCTGGAAATATAATACCTCCAGAATATCTCAAAGTTATTCCTGGAATGGGATTAACGAGAGAACAGCACACTGGAAACCTAATCATACACTTTCACGTAAAATTCCCGGAAACATTGACAAAGGAACAAACGGATGCTATTGGAAAGCTTCTGTGAAAAAATTGATAAGAAATAACAAGAAATAAATAAGAACCAATTCTTTTCTGAAATGACGAACGTTGGAAACGGTCAGTTTGATTTTATTGATGTATCCGATAGAATTATGTTCACAACTGCGCATTTTGCCATTAGCCTGCTGGAGCTTTGGGATTATATGAAAAAAGACCCGGGCGATGAAGGATACATGTTTTCCAACGACGACGAGGTTGCTAGGATAAGTGATAAAATTCTTTATTTGGGATATGATGGACATAGTGGTGCTTCGTTTGGATGTGTAATGAGAAGCATGCAATTTATTGCTATAAACGGATACGATTCTTTCAGAGAAAAATATATTGAATCTAACTCTTCATCTTCTCAAAGAATTTAATAATACAAAGGATAATACGCTCTTCTATAATAATAAGGTGAATAATAATTGTCGTAGTTGTAGTCGTAGTCATCGTATATGTAAATCGGATTATAACTTCTTCCTCCGTAGCTTCCTCCATAACCTCCGTAATAACCGCCGATGCCTCTTCCTCCAAGACCATGACCCAGTCCATAACCTCTTCCTCCTCCAAGGCCGTGGCCTCCACCTCCTCCGTGGCCTCCACCTCCTCCGTGGCCTCCTCCTCCACCATGGCCTTCTACGACTTTTTTACTCAACGCAAATTTAACCAAGAACACCGCTAAAATAAATATAAATGCACAAAAAATTATTTTGTGTGTTTTGCTCGCCATATATATATTATTTGCGGTAAAAAATATAAAGAAATGTTGTGTGTATAACTTGGGGGGCAACGGGAGCCCGTATAAATTTTTGGGTAAAAAAATTAAGGGAAAGAATTCTGTGGCCCACTGGCGTAATTGGATTGGGCTTTTAATAAGCCCCCAGACAGCGCGTTGACCTTCTAAGTCAAAGGTTCCGAGTTCGAGTCTCGGGTGGGTTAAATGAAAATATTGTGAGCATAATAGGTGTGCCTCTTGAACACGGTTGGTTGTGTATTTGCTTTGTAAGCAAAAGGTCATGGGTTCGAGCCCCATAGGAGGCTAACAAATTTTAATCTTTATTTTTTGATAAAGATTAAAATACTTTTTAGGGATTAGATGCAATCTAGAAAAATAAAAAATATCTGAATAAAATATATCAATGGCGGGTCGACCACACAGAATTAGAAGCATACAATCCTACGTTAATCACAGCGACGCGAATAGCGGATTAAGCATGTTGAAAGCTGGAACACCAAATAAAGTTGGAAATACACAATGGACATGGTATCCTCAGAAAACACAATGCGCTCAAGGCCCACTAGATTTTGTAAACACTCAAGCTTATTATAAGACGCTCAATTGGCAATTACTGGGGAACAATCGACCATCATTTGTGCCATCACCTCGCCAGGCTTACACGTCTTTCCCAGCTTCAAGATACCCATTGGGTGTGAGACCATCAACATTTAGTGGAAATTATAGCTTGAATTAATCGTCGCACGTGAGATCAACAACGACGTGAGAAACCTTTTCCAAGTTTACGCTAAGTAAAGGCAACCCTTTCTTGCAACCCGGACATTCATGAGACGCATCTTCTCTCGCAAAACCAGTGTCAGGATTCCACCAGCACTCTTGACAAATTTTGTGAGCTCTGTAACCGTTCTTCATAAGACATACACTTGGTTTAAATGATGGCGACGATTTTTCACACACACAGCACTTCATATTATAAATTACGTTTCGCAATTTATAATAAACAAATGTTTCAAAAATTTTAGACAATATTTTCTTCAACGTTTTCTTTTTCAGCCAAGGGAACCTTAGCACACAACAATGCGCAGCCACAATATATAATTGCAACGCCCACACAAATAACTATGCAAGCAATAGTTGCAAATAGGACTAATCCCCAAAATTCGGACATTCTTTTTTATTGTGAATTAATTTCTATAAAAAGTAATCAATTTTTTATTTTGTTTTTATTTTGTTTTTATTTTTTATTTTGTTTTTATTTTGTTTTTATTTTTTATTTTGTTTTTATTTTTGAAACCAGTTCAAAGCATAAATATTTGACCCGCCGCTTGATTGCAACCCAAGACGAGAGAAAGATTTGTTGCAAGGATACTCGGCAGTGCACACCGTGGAGTGAAGCATTTTTGCTCGCCTAGTCGCGATGCTAGACGCACCAACCCCCGCGCCAGGAACATATTTGTTATTAACATCCGCAGGCTGATTTGTAATTGCACCTAAAGAAAAATTGCGGCGACCACCAGCGCCTCCGCTGCGTTTATAATTAAAACCTCCACTACCAACCCAATAATTTCCGTTAGGCATTCCTTATATATTATACAAGATACAATTTCCAAAACCCCAAAATAAAACCCCAAAATAAAAAACCAATAAAAATGACATAGAAATAGTAGCAATAAATATACTAGAATAGAACAGCATTGCAAATGGATTATTTATTGATTTCAGATTATATGTGGTATTTTGGGCATATTTTAACAGGCTGTTCTGTAATATTTACTCATGAAAATTATTTTTTATCAGTTTCGTTGGTGGCTTTTGGACAATGCATTACCATGATCTCTAGACCCATCGGACGAATAAAAAATAATTATATAGAAGAACCCGTAAAAGAAGAGGAAAACCTCTAGATTTGGCTCAACCTTTAAGCCCATTCGCTTTGCTTAAAAGTAGAGGACTAGATTTTGGCTCAACCTTTTTCAAAGGTTGAATTAGGAGATCTTCCTCGTGGGAATCTCGGAGCAAACAAGATAAATGGAATTCTCAGTAATAATAATGTACTCAGTTCCACTCTTGTAAAACTTGGCAATAGGTGACGTGTACTCATCCTCAGACTTGACCAACAACTTCTCGCCCGTCTCCTTAACGCCAACAAGGGCCTTCTTATCAAGGGACGCCGACCAATAATCCAACATAATGGGCTTATCTTCAACAACACCCAACTTCGCGGCGTGCTTTAAAGTAATGTCGCTGGGCAATCTATAGCTAGACGTTTCGGTTTTAGCTTGTTCGGTAGACATATTTATATTATAGAAATTTTATTGTCTTTAAATACTTATTAACACAATGTATTCGTATTTAAATGTTCTTTTATTATATTAAATATAACTAAATGGATTCTTCGGCTTCCAACTCAAACTCTAACTATTCTCTAAATAATTCGGAAAATTATAAAACAACTATAGCCGACAGTTGCGTTGAAATTGTTAATAAGTATTTCTCATTAACAAATGAATATTTAACTTTTATCATAGAGAATGCAAACTTCAAGAACGCTGAATATAAAAAATTTATAATTGAAAGAGGCCTTGAGACGATAACACATGTGTTCACCGTTTTACTATATTTCTCAAGAAACTTGGACCTTGCATATTATCACAGCCAAAAAGCCTTTTATTTTTATGTAGAATTTATAGGTCAAATATCCGAAGACAAGCACACCTTTTTACAGTTAAGCTCTCGTGATGCTTGCATGTTTGTTTATAAAAAAACCATATTTGAACTGAGCAACGATTCGCGCAAAAATGCAACCCCATTATCTGAAAATAATGTTGGCAAATTGGATATTTTAAATATGAATATTTCCATTATAAAGAGCTTAACCAGCGTTGTTTTAGAGAAAGATCATAAAATGACGAAGCAAATAGCAGTTGTTTGCAACGAAATATTAAAAACAAATTTAAGCAAATCTTGTTGTCAATTGATTGAAATGTTCGTCAAATCGTTGACAAGCGACATCCAAGTGGAAAAGTATTTTGAACTTATTCAACTATTTATTTCCAGATACTCAAAGATGAAGCCTGAGATGAAATATAACATCAGCGAAACAAAAATAAAAGAAAAGTTTGCAGATGCAGAAACGTTTAATCAAAAAATCAACGAGCCGTCGCAAACATTCGTTAAATGGATTTTAGCTTAGACCAAAAACCCAAAAAAAACAACGACAAAAACAATTATTGTCTCGTTATTGTATATAGATATGAATACACCTATATTTACTTTGACTCAAAATAAATATAATTACATGCAGGTTATAATTACAATCATTGGCGGATTCATTGGCGCCCTTATACCTAATAAATTGTCAAACATACCACACTTACTAATGTCAGTTATAATTGGATCATTACTAAGCAAAACAATTTACGGAGATTTTGACGTTGGATACAAATGGTCGGCCAGTGACATTTATTACTGGTTTATAACCATTGCGGAATCTCTAATAGGAGGTTTTATCGCACTTAGCGTAAAAAAATTATCAAAATAGACCCATTCCCAAATAAAAGACAATCTAATCTAAAACACAAAGCACTTAGACTTGAATGGAGATTTGAATCGTCTTGCGCCTCACCTTCTTTTTCTTATCTTTTGAAATCTTGTTATCACCGGCAATCAAACTCTGGTTAATCTTAGGAAATTCTTTTTCCAAGAGAATCTTCAAATACTCGTATATTACATAAAGCACATTTTCGTCGCACATCCCAACAATAAGAATGCTCCCCGTTCTGAAAATCATGAAGGAAACCTCCACGATTTTCTTATACTTGTTGCTATCTTTATCTTCCTTTGAAATTTGGCACCCTGTTTGTTCAGCGAGCTCTTCGTTATAATAAAACTTGCATTGAATCCCTGGATAAGAACAAGGATCGTATATGCATTGGATGTTGTATTTAAACTTAAGAATATCGT